TGCTGTAGTTCCTCCACTACCATCTGTTTCTTTTTTATTATTTTTGTATGAATTTAAATTCTTATACCACTCTGGCATTATTTTTAAAGCAGGAGTTGGTCTGTACTCATCTGCAACCTTCATATGATCTGTAAATGTAATAAATTTTGTCATATATTATATCCAATATTAATAATTATAAATTATCCCAATGAAAATATTTTCTATAATCACGAAGTTCTATTATATTTGGATCTACCCACCAATCTTCATGATAAGACCTATGAACTAAAGAATATCCAAATGAGTCCAAAATCTCTCTTTGAGCATCACGAATAGATATATTTTTCCAATACATATTAGCGTCGTGCTCAAAAGTAATTATTGTAAATCTATAAGTATTTAATGGAACTGCTAAAAGGCCATGGAGTGTCCAATGACTGTTCCCTACTGGTCTTCCATTTTTATTATAACCTGCATCTATATCTAATTGTAAATAATCTATCTGTTTAGGAAAATTATTTTTTTCAAAGTAATCTATGTAATTAAATGACAATGCATCCCCCATACAAGGATTTTTTCTATTAGCATTAAATTCTTCTCTCATAGAATCAACTATTTCAAAGGATACTCCAGACCAATTATATTCTTTTTCTAATAAATAACTATTATTGCCATCACTATAATGTGCTGCACCAAGTTCTACATAATAGCCATTTTTCTTTTTATTTAAAATATCAATTACAAATCCTTCTTGTTGTGTTATATTATGATTCATTTAAACAACTCCCTTTTTAATATAGTTGGTAACTCATTTGTTCCACGAATAAAAACAGTTGAGAAGTATCTTATTGTATCATCTAAAACTGGGAGTGATCCGTGAACTATATGGCCTCCATGTATATATAAACTATTTGCCTTTGGCTTAATTGTAATATTTAATTCTGGATAATCTAATTCTCCTCCAGAATAATTATCGTTATAATATAAACAAAATCCATATCCTATATAATATGGCAGATCTGGAATCCATTGATCGGAATGATGCTTTATATAGTCTCCCTTTTTGTATCTTTGTAAATGCATTTTTTCTGGATAATAAGAGTATGACTCAAAAAGATTTCTCATTTTATTATTTATAGAATCAAAAATATTTATATCACTAAAATATAAATTTTTACCATACCAAAAATCTGACGTCCCATGTTCTTTTTTTTGACTTTCATCAAACCATTTTTCTTCTGGAGTATTATCAATTATTTTATAAACTTCTGATAATTCATAGTCATCCAAAAAGTTTGTAATTTCATAAACATCATTATATAATTTATTTATTTGCATATTCTACCTATATTTGCTATTATTAATATGACTGATTTCTAAATGATTAATATTTACATGTTTTGGTAAAGTGCCAACCCATCTTATTGTTTCTGCCATATCTTCTGCTGTCAAGGCATTATCCTTTTTCTCTATCTGTGTATCTATTGTACCAGGGCAAATCTCTGTTATTTTAATTCCATATTCTGGAAACTCCATACGCATTGTGTCTACAAGTGCCATCTCTCCTCTTTTAGCATTGCTATAGTTTCCACCACCTCTAAATGGAACTTTTCCACATAGTGAAGTTATGAATATAATAGTTGGAGATTCTGATTTTTTCATACATGGAATAAACAATTGTGAAAGATACATTGGTCCAGAAACATTTATATCATATGCCCTTCTAAAATTATCCATTGTTTCGTTTATAATGTATGTTGGACCTGATCCACCGCCAGCGTTATTTACTAATAAGTCTAAGGTTATATCTTTATATTTATTAAAAAATTCTTTAATTTCTAATTCATTAGTTATATCTAATTTATAGGTTTCAACATTATTAGAAACTAAATTAGATAATTCATTTAAGTTTCTTGATACAGCAATAACTTTATATCCACTTTCGGATAAAACCTTAACAGTTTCATACCCAACACCTTTGCTTGCTCCAGTAACTATTGCTGTTTTCATAACTATAGTTCACCTTTTTCAAGTTTATAATAATATTCCTCAAAACTAATAAATTTTGGAATATTATTAATAATTTTTTGATTTTCTCCCCTATATGTAAATCTTAAACGCTCTTTTTCCATTTCTTCCCAAACTTCTTTTCCATATTTTTTTTCTAACTCTAGCCATTTAGGATGTGCAGTTTGATTAAATCTCCAGTATGTCCTAATTATATATTTCTCGCCACTAGTTACAGCCCTTACTCCATGATAATGAGGATGTCCAGATAAAAATACTACAACATCTCCAGCGCTTGGTTTGTATGTATAATCCTCTAATACATTCTCTAAACTTTCATCTTCAACAAATCTAAACTCAACTTCTCCGCCTTCATAATTTTCATTTAAATAAAAAACCGCAGTTACTCCAAACTTTATTCCTGCCTGGTATGATTTTTCTCTTTGAAAATCTGTATGATGATGCATAACATAACCAGGATGATTTTTTGGATTTGGAATATATTTTGCCATATTCCATCCCTGGAAAAGCCAATCATTTAATGATATATTATTTTCTTCTACATAAAGTTTTGTTACTTTATAAAATAAAGAATCTATTTTTCTTGTAATATAACTATATTCAGTTTCTGTGGAATATATTTTATTAAATTTATTATTCCATTCTTTTTCTGTTGGAAATTGATTAAAATGCCAATCATTTCCACGCATTTTAGTCATTTTACCAAACGTATACCAGTCTTCCCAATTTTCATTATTTTCAAAATAATCAATTACCTCTTGTGGGTTTTCTAATGCATTGCGAAATACCCAAACACTTTCATGTATTTTTTCAATATTAAAATCTGACATTACATACTCGAGTTTCTATTTAAATCCATATTATTATGAATCCAGTGACCTGGAACCATATACTTAACTCCAGATTTTACTGTATGTGCAGTGTGAAAATATGGCGCTGATGCTGGAAAAATAATAACGCTATTTGCTTTTGGTTTTACACCAAAATCTATTGCATTGTTAGCAATAGATACATCATAGTCTAAATCTACTGCTGGTGCTCCCTCTACCCAACCATCCTTGCTATTCCACCCACCATTATAATCTTTTAACTGAAAGGATATTTCTCCACCTTCACAATCATCATTTAGGTACATAACCAAAGAATATCTAAGAGTTTGATCTCCATCTAACTGATCAAAGTGTGCTCCCATACCCATTCCAGTATAATATTTTTTAATATTAAAGGTAGGAAATAGTCGTGGTTCATCAAAGTCTCCTAAAGATTCTGCATAATCTTTACAAACATTATAAAGTGCATTCATTATTGATTCATATATATAGGTAGATTTTTCTGCTACATCTCCACCAAAATTTTTTATAGAGTTTAGATCAAATGTTTTTGTCTCACCATATATAAAATCTTTATCATTAGATGATGTCCATTTTTTCCAAAAATTTACTTGAGTATTTTCATCTGAATCCATGCTATCAAGTTCATTTAGGGTGGACATGAAAACATCAAAGTTATCTATAGCATCTGTATAATAGTAAACTTTTGGATCTAAAATTTCTCTATTCATTTTAATATTTATTCCTTTCATAATGACCTATCTCTTTTACAAATCCAACTATAACATATCTTATTGGACCCTCTGCAACATGTTTTACACCGTGTTCATATTTTGAATTTCCAGGAAAAAATAATAGGTCTCCAGGTTGTGGTCTTAATGATATATCAAGTTTTTTAAAAAATAATTCGCCTTTCTGATAGTCATCGTTAATATATAAAATTGTTGCATATCTTATTGATGGATCTGTGTCTTGGTCTACATGAGATTTTAATTCAACATCTTTCTGCATTCTTTGAATTGTAGCAAGACCACTCAACTCTAATTCTGGAAATGCGTCAACTACCATATCTGATAATCTCTTATAAAAAATATTTTGTTCTTTATGATGTTTAATATTTAAATTTTTGTCTACCCAATTTTGAGTAATTTCAAATTTTCCTTCAGCAACTAAGTTATCAACATCATCTCTACCAAATTTTTCTAAACAAAAATTTTTAAGATTTCCCATATACTCTACTTCCCAATCCTCTTGAGAGGCATTATTAATAATATTCCAGATAAAGTCTAGTTCTTCTTTTGTTAAAAAGTTTTTAATCCAAAGAAGTTCATCAGTAACTTCTTCAAATAAAAAATTATTGTCTTTTAGTTTTTGCTTAAAAGAATCAATCATGTGGGATTACACCATCTTCAATTTTATATTTATTTCCATCTTTATCTAATTTATATCCTTCTTTAAGTAGATTCTGCCATTCGGATCTTTCTATCTCTTGACCTTCTCTAATTTTCTTCATTTCTTCAGCCCAGGAATCTCGCAACTCTTGTGGATACGCATCTTCTTCTCTATCGTCCCAAAATGAACCTATAGTATATCTTACGCCACTAGTAATCATGGTAACCTCATGCATATTATTAAAGCCACCATCAAAGGCAGCAAGCATTCCTACTTTTGGTTTTATGCTTATCTGTTGATCTGGAAATTGCAAAAGACCACCTTCAAAATCATCATTTAAATATAAAAATGCTGCATATCGACTTCTTGTAAATGCTCCAGCATTTCCTTTTTCATCTGTATTATCAGAATGAATTCTTGCATATGCTCCAGGCTCCCATTTTTGTGTATGATATCCTATCTGACAAATTATTTTTGGATCAAGATCATGAACAGATGCTACAGCATCAATTATTTTTGACTTTATATCAGAAAAAATTGTTGGAGACAATCCTTCTTCTATAACAATTTCGTCGTCATCTTGTGGAAGAACAGACGAATATGATTCATAAAAAGAAATAGGCATCCATGTTAACTTTCCTACATCTGCATGTCTATCTAAAACTTTTACTAATTTAGCAGAAGTTTCATCGTCCAAAAAATTTTCATAAATTACTATATCTTTTGTTAATCTATTTTTATTTTCTAAATTCATTTTATTCTTACTCCTTCTGATATTTCAAATCTTTGAGGATATTGTTGTCTATATTCTTCCATAATTTGTTCTTGCATAGAAAGCCAAACTTCGGTTCCAAATTCTTTTTCTTTATCAAACCATTGCTGATCTCCCTCACTATAACGTCTCCAATACATTCTTGCAAGATATTTATTAGTTTTCTTAGGAGCAATTACTCCGTGTAAATAAACATTTCCATCCTTACTAAGAACTTCTGGATGACCAGAAGGAAACATTAAAAAATCTCCCGCTTTTGGTTTAAAAGCATATAGTTCTTTTCCTATGCAAAAATCAATCTGACCATCTTCATAATCATCATTAAAGTATGCAAGTGTTGTTAAAGCAAACTTGTATCCTGGACTAACGATAGGCTCTCTTATAAAGTCAGAATGATATGTCATTGCCATACCGTGTTTTTCAATATCATGGGATATTTTAGTTGGATCTTTATGGTATTTTGCTATAGATGGTCCATACATTTGCCATCGTGGTAATCTATTTCCTTTTTTATCACTTAGAATTTCATCTAAATTAAAATCAAGTTCATCCGAAAATCTACTAGTATAGTCTATTGAAACTGCATAAAAACATTCAAGCAATTCTTTTAAAAATAACTTTTGATTCTTTTTTATTATAGTATCTTCTTCTAACTTATCTATTTCGTCAAATGTCATGCTTGCAGAAACACCAGGAGCAGTTGGATTTAGATAATCTCCAAACCTTGACCACTGCGACCATTGACTTAATACTCTATCTTCATTTCCTTCATCAGACTGTTTTAAAACTTCATACACTTTTTCTATATCTTTAAACATATTTCTATATACAAGTATTTTTGGATATATCTCAATAACCTCTACCGAACTATTTATCATAGGTTAACAATTCCTTTTTTGGGATCCCACTTTTTAATTTCTTCATCTGTTGGAAAAATTCTATAATAATCTTTATTAAAGTCTGGCTTGTTTTCTCCAGTATGCTCAAGAATTTCCCAAAAAAATGGACAAGTATATCTTAAACCACTTTCAATTTCAGTAACACCATGAACGTAATTCATGTCTCCTGGAAAAAAATATGCAGCGCCTCTTTTTGGCTTAAATTGAATTTTTTGATGTGGAAAATATAATTCTCCACCTTCATAATCTTCATTTATATAAAACAAACTTGCTATGTCATAGTTAGGAAAGTCATTTGGAAGTCCAGCATCTTTTCCTTGATGTAACTCTTTATCTGCATGCGGCATTTGATATAATCCTGGGTTCCATTTTACAATTGTTTGTCCTGTAGGTCTAACCTTTACATTAAAAAAATCTTCAATTATTGGCTTTAATCTATTTACTAAATTTTCAATAGTTATTCCAATTTTAGGATCATTTTTATCTAATGAAGGTCTTGATGCTACTCTATCTTTCCAAAATCCAGCATCATAAACTATAGTGCCATTTTCATTTTTATGGCTTTGTGTTACGTCCCAGATAGTTATACCTCTTGCTGCTTTATCTAAAAAATCTACTTCATCGTCTGTCATAAAGTTTTCTAATTCAACAATATTTTGTTTGCTTACACCAAAAAACCCTGAAGGGGTTATAGATGGCTTTCTAATAACTGTAACTGCTTCTTCTGGCATCATAATAATATTATATCATCTTTCCCTATTATCTTTAACGTAAAGCCTTAATGTTTTTACTTCGTGAGACCCTATAGACTCACCTTTTTCGTTGACAGCATCTCTATACCAATCTGTCCATTGTCCAGAACTATTGACAACTTGTGCTGCCTGCCCATATTCCATATTTGCATTATGTCTAGAACGATTATCATCTTTATAGTCAAAAATTTCAATCGTTGTATTATTTAAGTTAGTCAAAGATATAGGAATAATTGTAGCAATTGGAGTTCCTGCTTTTATCACAGTTTCAACATTTGCTTTTTTGGCTTTAATAGCAAGTGGTAGCGGATTATCATAAAAAGATGTGCTAATTAAGTTAGACATTGTTTCAAAATCCTCATTAAAATAATTAACTGGATTAATTGTTAAAATACTAACGTCTGGGTCTGTTCTAAAAACTAAAGATGTGTTTAGGCTTACCGTAGACTGACCTCTGCCAGAATACGAACGTTCTGGACTTGTAATCTTTATGTGCTGATCTGTTTGATCATTAACCCCATCCCAAGTAAAGACTATATCTTCTGTGCAAAATAGATTCCAGCCTATAACATTTGCCTGAGTAACAGGAAAACACCTATATGCATGATTTTCAGATGTGACATCCATCCAATCTCTTTTTATAGACATAGGACTAATATCAAAGATACCACCATTCATTTTTTCAACAGAAATATTAAACACTATTCATTACTCCATTTTGGATCATACATATCTGGAGTATGATACTTTTTACTATAATCTAACATTGTGACTATTGAATATTTGGTCCCAGAATGTACTGGCATAGCACGATGTGGATACATAAAATTAGACGGGAAAATATAAAGATCCCCAGCCTTTGGTTTAATATTTAAATCTTGAAGTCTAAAATAAAGTTCTCCGCCGTCGTAGTCATCATTAATATATGCAACTAAAGATACAGTGCAGTTGTATGAAAATCCATGATCATGATGTTCCTGAAAGTGTTGTCCTGGGCCATACTTAATAAAGTTAAATGCTTCCCAATATTTTAAATCCATAATATTATAATCTTTTCTATAGTCTAAAACTGCTGGCAACTTTGCATCATAAACATCTTGCCAAAGTGCCTGCAACTTTAAAGACTCTTCGCTTGGATCATTTTCGATATCTGTTTTTTTAAATTTAAAATCAACACAGTCTCTATAATCTGGCATTAATTGTTGATATCCTACATATGCTGGATTCCAGTGATATCTTTTTCCATCTTTAGACAATTCTCCAAATGGGGCGACCTCTCCTAAAATAGATTCTAATCTATTTATAACATCAATCTCTTGCTTAATTACTCCTCTATAACAAGTTATACCATTTCCAAGAACTTCTTTTTCTGTCCATGTCTGTGTCATATCATTCTCCTATTTATACTCTCTTCTAGTCCAAACTTTATCTTTATATACCCCGCCATCTGGCTGACGATAAAAGTTTGCATTCTCTACTATTTTACCATAGATATCTTTTGACTCTAAAATATCAACCTCGTGTTGCCAGCCTTCTCTTTTAAAAGGAAGCACCTGTAGGTATGGTGTTCCAGCAGGTATGGTGCCCTCCCATCCTTCTATAATAAAAAATGGAAAACTTCCAAGTATTTCTACTTTATCAGAATCAACAATTCCTGTAGTATTCATAAATGGTAGATCAAATCTATTCATTGGTGTCATAAATAAAGCACTATAATTTTCTGGTAGTCTCATTCCCCAATCTGGCATCCAGGCAAAGTGTGTTGAATAATATCCTTTTGGATGATTAAATTGTGCCATGGGAGGTCTTACTGAACAAAAATCTTTATACATTGGATTTTCAATTTTAACATCTATGTTTCCTGAAGCATTTTTATAAAATATTAAATCACAAGGAGTTTTAAAAACATATCCAGTCATAAAAGCATCTAAGATTGCTGGACATGCTTTCCATGTAGGTATCATCCCATAATCATCCGTTGTTCCAGGTTTTGGAAATGGACAAACTTCTTTTGGAGCCTTATAATATTCATTAGTAAAAGGATTTTTTGCAAATCTATCAGCCTCTTTATACCAATTAGGAATTTCTTTTTGTGTGGGTGATGGAACAGATTTGCTTTCTTTATTTAGCCAAGGCCTGTATGATATAAATTTTATAATATTAAGATTCATTATTATCCTTATCTTTATTAATAGACTTTAAATATTTTTTATAATTTTGTTCTATTACCCATTGGTCTTCTGTTAAATATCCACGAATTACATCTATATAAGAAGGACCTTTTTTAATCCACCAATGTTCGGGTTCTACAAAATGAAAAAACACCATTCCAGTATATCCATATTTTGGATTAGGAAATTTTTTTCGAAAGTGTTCTTGATCATTTCCATAATACGCCAACGCATCTCCTTCTTGTAGTGTATATGGTTTTTCATCTACCCATATATCCCAAGTTTCTGATTGATATAGACATAAATCTATAGTATAAGTACAGGCATTGTCATCTAAGTGTTTCGGTAAACTTGCATTTTCTCCTTGATAATGTGCAAACAAAGAATATGAGGGAGTCAAAGTTTTACTATTAAAATGTTTTCTTGCAATAGGTATTAGTCTTTCACAATATTTATCTATTAAGTCATCATTAAAATCATATCTTC